ATCTTTCAGTCTCAAACCAATCATCTGAAGGTGGATTAATCTGAACATTACCCAAGAAAGTAAAGATAGCAAATGGATTAATATTTTCTAAACGAGAAGCATAATCTTGTTTAATTAAAACTGGTTGTGCTTCAATTGGTAGAGTAATAATATCACCATGCAATTGATAATTTGATGCAGTTCTTTGCGATGTATTAGAATTCTTTTCTAATAGATTTACGTTTTCCATTGTGTAGAATGGACGTAGTTCTCCTGCAGCCATATCGATGGCGCAGAAGTAATCTTCTGAAGCACTATTTGCAACACGATTGCCAGTAAAGTTGTCTACGATAAATCCATTCTTTAAACGATCCATACCAGATTCATCTTGAATCTTTAATGATTGTGTTTCAGTTTCTAAAAGAGATAGAGAAGTATAGTATTCTAAATTGTCAATACGTTTTTCTAGTTTACCGATATCACGCATAGTGTATCGTTTGTTTTCAATTCTATTAACTCTGACGCTATTACTTCCAGTAGTGTAAGTATATGGCTCTAATTCTAAATTGTAGAGAACCATACCTAATGAAGGATCTTCTGGGTCTCCAGGAATTAATGATGACACACCAGAAACTGCAAACATTGTTCCATTAGAATCTAAAACAATTTTATCTTTACGTGCAAGATAGTAGCTAAAATCAGCTTCGATATCTTCGCCACGTTTAGGAATGCTAGTTAATGAAGAACCAGTACCAATAAAGTTTCTAACAGTTCCACCAGATTTATTTGCAACTCTTGGTCTAAAATCAATAGAGTCTCTTAAACGAGTTGGAATTGATTTATAATCAATATTGTTATACGAGTTGACATCAAAATAATCACCAACACCATGTTCAAAATATTCGTATTCGATGCGAATAGGATTTGATGGTGATGTATGAGATGGTTTTAGATATAAACGTCCTAGATCATAATGAGTTTCACGTTGACCATTATCAAACTCATAACGATCTGAAATATCAACTGTATAGGCAGATGCTGCAGGAGATGTTCCAAAAGCTGCACCTGGAGCCATCTTGATACTTACAATTCTATAAACATCAGCGTGTTCCAACAAGATAACTGGTTCTTGCGCTGTAGCTGCAGTTGTAAATGTCATTGGTGTTGCTGTTGTTAGAGTCTTTGTTTTCTCGTAACCAGAACCATTTCTAATAACCGCAGCAATCACAGTGATAGAACGACCAGATTGACCAGCAGGAACAGTAATTGTGGCATTAGAACCAGCAACTACAATACTAACTGGAGTGAATACAACACCACCTGCAGTTGCATCGTTATCGATACAAATATAGTTATCTGTTTCTGAAGAAGACGCAAAAGTTCCACTGGTTGAAATAACTAAGGATGTACCTGTAGCATTTTGTGTGAATTTTTGATAACAAACGAATGTTGTGTTATTAATACCACCAGTTCCAGCTTGACGCATAGAACGAATTGAATAGTATGGTAATGGGAAAATTAGACTATTATTTCCAGGTTCTTTAATTTCAGTTGTTGCAAGACTAAACGCTGCACCAGTGGCAGTTAAAGAAGATGATAATGTTAATGTGTCTTGGTCTGTAATAGAATCAACACGATATAAAGATCCAGCAACACTGATATAATCACCAGCAGTTAGATCTGTTTGGAAAGATGTTCCAACACCAGTAACTGTAGTTCCAGAAGCACTAACTGAACCAATTAATGGTGTAGTGATCGGACTAATGTCCGCAGTAAAATTTAAGTTAGAATCGCTTCTATCGAAAAAGAATGATTTAACATCACGATTGAAATCGTATCCATTGTTCATCTGAACATCAAATAAACCTAATTTATACACTGAAGAATTACCAAATGGTAGTCCATCATTCCATTCTATAAATCTTACACGTGCATAACCAACAATTAGTCCGCTAGATGGAACTGCTCCACGAGAAGAACCAGTAACACGATCATACAGAGTTACTCTTTCAAATTCATCAACTGGAGGAGCATTATTTAAATTAGTCACAAGAACGTAATTACCAACTGTTGACGGTATAATAGCAGAGTTTGCCTGTGCAAAATCTCTTGCTTTATTTACTGGTATATATGTTGTAGAATCTTTTTCGATTTCGTAACCACGAACATACGCTTTTCCTGGCTCTAAACCAATAGCTAGTTTAGACTCATCGCCATCTAAGTAAATACCACGATTATAATTTGGTGTTTCTGTATATTCCCAATTAATACCTGTAGCACCTGGACCATCATATGCAGTACCAGAAGTATGAGTAGGAGCAGTAGTAACAGATGTTCCGCTATTTTTAGCAACGTAAGTATAACCACTATTTGTGACAATATCACCGATTAAGTAATCGTCGTTAGCTACCCAAGCACCTCTGTTATTATTTCTATGTTCACGAACATCAATAGCAAATTCACGAACAGTGTAGTCACCAGACTCATCATAAGTTCTACGTGCTAATTCTTTAGCTAAAAATGAATATTCTGTAGTGTCAACGATTGTTTTAATTTTACCATCAACAACACGAATTAGTTCTACGAAGTCTTGATCTTCTTCATCATCGATAGCTAGTTTAGCTAATGTCAACTCAATAGAATAACGATGTGCTCCTGGAGCAGCAAAGTTATATGAGTTTTGTGCGTTGTCTAATAATGTTTCATCCTGTTCTGGGGTTATTACTGATTCTGCAACATCTAAACCAACACGGTAAGATGGAGTATTAGAGTATTTGTCAAGAACAATAGTTTGTTTTTCTACAAGACAGAAATGCCCATTGATATAATAAACACCACGTTCTACTGTTGCAAGAGAACCTTTACCAATAGCATCAGTGCCTACTGCTTGAAATGAATATGTTGAATCTTCTGTGGTGATAACTTCACCATCAGAGAATGTTTTTGTTACTGTATCAGTACCAGAGTTTGTATATCTAACATAGATTGTAGTTGGGTCTGTAGTCTCAGCATTTTGCACTTTAACGATCTGAGCAGTAACACCACTAGAACCAACAATGTTTACACCTTCAAGAGAAGAAATAAATGTTTCAACTGCAACACCAGAATAAATCGCTGCTAGTTTAACATAGTCTGCACCCTGAGAAGTCTGTTGGATAGTTTCAACAGAAGCCTGTCCAGGGATTACCATCGCACCTTGTTTAAAGATGGCATCGCCATGTCTAGCGATTTGGTTTTGAAGGATTGTTTGTAACTGAGTTAGTTCTCGAGCCTGAACTGCAAAACTTGGACGGAATAGAATACGATAGAATTTTTTATTCTCGTCGTAATCGTCATTATACGGTTCGGTATTAAAATCGATCATTCTTTGCTCTTATCTTTTATGTTAATTAACTTTATTTATTAGAACTTAATCACAGTTCTAAGAGTAACAGTCTGGTCAGCTGTTGGGGTGAACGCTTGTTTATTATCGATAAACAATAGGTCACCAGAATATTTATCTACTGTTGGAGAAGTCACACCAGAAGCAGTAAATGTTTCAGATTGAGAATTTAAGAAAACTGAACCAACAGTTGGAACTGCATTATCTAATGATTGTAATAATGCTGCTGTAGGAGTAACTGAGACAATCCTAAATCTTCTTCCTTCTAAGTCACCTAAAAATAAATCCATATCAGGTGTGAAATTTAATGTATCAATAGTTCCAGTTACAACATAACACGCAGATGCCAAAGCAGATTTCAATAACGCAACTTGTCCAAACTGTCTAGGGTTTTTAATAATACCTAACTGACGGAAGTCATTATTAACATCAAATCCCTGATTTGTATCTCTGGAAATATTAGTATAAAACATCAATGTTCTCGAGAACATACCATTAATAGGATCTTTACCATGACCACCATATGGCGCACGAACTGCTCTCGCAGTCGCACCTTGGCCAGAACCACTGATAGTTACATTAGCCCATCTGTATCCCAAACCATAGTTTGTTACAGTTATTTTAGTAACAGCACCACCTTCAACAGTAGCAGTTGCAGCTGCCCCAGTACCATCACCATCAATAGTGACAGTTGGCGCAGACCCATATCCAAATCCACCAGAAATAACAGGATAAGCCATGATACGACCATCTGGTGTTAATAATTCTGTATTTGCTTGTAATGTATCAATATCACCAGGAGATAAATCAGCAGTTAGTAAAGCGTCGGTTCCATCACCAGTAACTGTTAAGTTAGCATATGTATATCCTACACCACCATCATCAATTTGTACACCAACTATCTGACCAGAGTCTAAAATTGGTAGTAGTTTGGCTTCTGATTTAACACCAACAAAATAACCTGCAGCACCAGCACCACCAGAAACAGGTTGAATTTGAATATCTGGTAATGAAGAATATCCAGAACCATACTTTAACACAGCTACACCAGTAGCTGGATTGCCGACCCATGTCAACGTTGCAGTACCATTTGAAGCGGAACCAGTAGTATGTGTAGGAGCAGTTGTTCCTGTAGTTCCTGCAGTAGTAACAGTATATAAATTTACACCATGATATATTTGTTGGCCAACTGAATATGTGGTGCTAGCAGCCCATGATGATCCAAAGTGTACAAGTGGAATAGAAGTATAATCATCACCAGAGTTAGAAATAACTACTTTAGCAACTGATGTTCCACGCATCACCGCACCACCAACAAAACCAGAACCACTTCCACCAGTAACTGATACTGTTGGTGCAGAAGTATAACCACTTCCACCATCGGTAATGTTTATCTCATAAACACTACCATTTAATAAAACTCCAGTAACAACACCACCACCACTAACAGTGACAGTGCCTGTTGCACGTGATCCGATATATTCTAAAGCTGCAGTACCGTTTGCAACAATACCAGATTTATGTGTAGGAGCAGGTGTAGCTAATACACCTGATCTTGTGGCTTGATAAATGTTGTTATCATATTCTACTTTTTGCCCAAGTAAAATACCAACACCATCTGTCCACGTATTTGCACCAGTGAATGGTGGATCAATAGTAACAGTAGCACCTGAAACGTATCCAGTGCCACCAGAAGTTAATTGAATACTTTGTAATAATAAAGGATCTGATTCTCTATAACCATCACCTGATACAGAAATATTAGCGAATGTATAATCTTCACCACCAGATTCAATAATTACATTTAAAATCTCTCCACCAGAATAAAACTGTGAACGAAGAGAATTAACAACAGGCATATATGCATCTGTCAAAAATTTATTACGTAGAGCGATAGGAATACTATACAAGTATTTCCACATATATCCATCAGGCATAATAACTGGATCAACAACTGTACCTAATGGTTTGTGTGTTGATTGCGCATTGTTATTATTATCTAAACATTTGTAAACATGATACTCGTCGGTTAGCACATAAGAGTTAGTGTCTTCAACTCTCTGAGCACCAGAATAACCAATAGTTACAACAGCTTCAGCTGTAGCACCTTCACCACCACCACCAGTAATTGATACTGTTGGTGCAGAAGTATAACCAGTGCCACGAGAAGTTAATTCGATACCAATAACAACACCATCTAATAATACTGGAGTTGCAGTTGCTCCTGTACCACCACCACCTGTGATAGTAACAGTAGGAGGATCTGAGTATCCAAATCCCCCAGAAATTAGATTAATACCTTGGACTTCATTACTATACTGATCGTCATACATATCATAAATTGTTCCACTAATCCAATCAACTCGTGGAATAACAAATGCTACGTCTGTAGATTTAATTTCTTTCATAGTGATAATTTCTTTACGAGTTTCTAACTCATATGAAAAACTATCAATAGGATAAGGAGGAGTTGTATCATCAACCCACTCAATAGTCTTACCTAGAAAGTAGTAATATCTTGCAGAACGATTCTGAATCTCATTATACAATCCCTCTGCGATAGAGTTATGTAGATAAGACTTCAGTAGTGATGAAGTTGGCATGTTTTCTACCTAATTAGCTTACTGTAACAACCCAAGTGATTGCAATAGAGTCACCAGCTGCTTTGTTAACAACTGGGAATGTGGTACGACAAAGCATGGTACCAGAAGAAGAGGCATTGAAAATACCAGCTTCAGTAATAGCACCAGTACCAGTACCTGCTGGGAAAGTAGCAGTGGCAGTTACTTGGTTACCAGAAGCAGAGAAAGAAGCCAATGCAACACGTCCAGCTTCAGTACCCAAAGTTGTATTTGCAACAGCTGGGGTAGTAGTTGCAGTACCGATAGCCATGTGGCTCATTACAGTAGTTGCACCAGAAGTGATACGTGAAGCGATATAGTTTTTACCAGCAGTAACAACTAGGTTTGGAACAGTCATTTCTTGCTTAACTGTACCAAGTGCGTCAAGAACTACAATCTGTAATTCACCCTTCATTTTTAACATATCTTGATTTTGTAAATCCATAAAATTCTCCTTAGAATGTGATTTCATTTCCAACATACAGACCACCATCGTTTAAGAAATACCCAGCTTCTCCATATGGATTAATATCAATAATTCCACCAGAATCTTCTGCGATAGCGTCGTTATCACCTTCATATGTTGAAGTAGCGACAACGTAATATGCTGTAGGTAAAGTTGTAGTTACAGCAAATGCTGGTCTCGTTCTATTTAGGTCAGATGCACTAGAGGCATCTGTATCCGAAATAATTTGGGTTTCGTTATCTAGAGTAGAACCATCATTTAAATAATGATTTTCATCTAGTTGTTTATTTGTCATATCTAGAACATTAACACCTGTTCTAGTGAGAGAACTATAACCGTAAGAAATAACATCTTCAGTCATAGTTGCAGTATTATTATCTAATACATTATCATGATTAAAGGTTGTGTGATTTAATAATTTAGAAAAATCTTGATAAGGTACAGTTCTTTCTAGAAGAGTTCCTTCCTCGTCATCCATAATCACCGATTCATTATCAATAGTAGTACCATCATTAATAACATGAGTATTATTTAATGATTTACTAAAAGTCCAGTAAGGCATTGTTCTGTCTAAATCTGAACCAGTAGTATCTAACATTATCACAGAATGTCCTTCTGCAATATCGTCATAGTTTAATGTGGTTTCAATAACTTCTTTATTAAAAGTCCAGAAAGGCATTGTTCTAGTTAAGTCGGCAGTATTACCGATTTCTTGCATAGTAACATATTGACCCTCTGCACCACCATTGTAATTTAATGTGGCATTTTCAATATACTTGTCTACATCAATAATTTCTTTAGCGTGAGTAGATGTCACCTCATCATTAACTGTAACAGCTAAGATCTTTATTAGTGACTCAAGTTCTAGGCTAATATCAAACTCGTTACGAATGTCATATTCACCAAAGATAGCCATACCAGCTGGGTGAATTAAGTTCTTAACTGCAGTCTTGTATGCTTCTAGTTTTTCATCAATCTTAACAACGTATGAGTATGCCTGATAGTATCTTGAATCTTGAATAAAGATAGCATCATTTAAGAAACTATCGTTTGTGACATAATATCCTGGATACTTTGCTAAAGCACCAAGTGTAACTTTAACAATAGCAGGGTTTGTGTCGGTGACTTGAGAGTCGATAGAACTAATACCAAATTCACGCAAAACTGTACCAGCATATGTTCCATCGAATGCATGAACACCAGATGGATCTATGTTATAGTCAGTAGTATTAATTGTACCAACTTCAGCGAAACCATCAAGTCTTTCTGAAATATCTAAATCATCACCAACTCTCTGAATAATTGTTCCTGCTGTTCCAGAAACATCTTGGCCAGAAATAGCAGAAACAGTAGTGGTAAAGTCAGTAGAATAACCAATACCATATTTAATGAATTGTGCTTGTAAAATACCACCAGCAGAATCTACACGAGAAACTTTCATGATGGAACCATATCCATCAAAGTTTCTAATATTGTAAATATCACCAACTTTAAATCCAGATCCTTTTTGTAGAATCTCCAATCCAACAGTGGTAGATAAAATTTCTGCAGTAAAGTAAATACCGTTATCATCATCACGATAACGTAGTCTATCACCAACATTAATATTACCGAAGAAACGACGATCGATTAAGAATTCATAAACATCATCTGATACTCGGATTGCTCTATCAACTTCAATTTCAACGTCTTGTCTACGATCAACCAAAACACGAATAATTTTAGTTGGTGTGACAACATCTACTAATTTTCCTACTGGGTCTTGTGGACTACCAGTTAAGATTCTTGCAAAAACAGAAACGTCTTGATTCCATCTACCGTCAGATGCTCGCAAAACTTGTTTGGATGGATAATCAATCGATACTTCTTTATCGAAAAGAACTCTGAATAATAACTTAAATGATGCCTCAGAACCTTTAGCATTATATTGTTCTTTAATGTGTTGAAGTAAAAATTTAGTATCAACAGTAGAATATGGCAGGTTGCTTGCTAATTCATTTTTAAAATAGCGAATAAATGATTCAAGAGTTGTATCTAAATCTCTAAGAGTTTTTAAATCTACTTCACCTTGTTCTACAAATTCGTAGTATGCTTCTAAAAAGTTTAGAAAAGTCTGGTAATCCTCCCTGATAAACTCAGGGAGTTGAGATCTCACTAGAGATGATACTTTAGGTTTTACTAGAGGCATTATGATCTACTTGATGTAAATGTATAATTATATCCACCACGAAGGTCGCCAGTTGCTGTCTTATCAGCAATTGCTCTTACATATAAATGATCGTCTGCAATTTGAGCAATTTGTGTCAAAGCAGAAACCACATCATATGACATAGGTTTAATAGAAACTTCTAAATCAACGTCAGCTAATGCAGTGATGTGAAGGTTGCGAATATCAACAACACCCTTTGCATAATCAACTGTACCGATTCTAGTATTAACGTATTGTTTCACACCATTTGCACCATACTTAAACAAACGAACATATCCAAGACCATCATCATTCATGTAATGAATCTCATCTGATCCAGCGATAAAGAATCCAGTTGTTTGGAAAGAACCACCATTACCGATGCCATCAGCAAAAATCGGATTGATAATATTTAAAATATATTGAGCACTGGTATTATAACGTGGCGTTAACTGTCTACGAATTAAAACAGTCGTTACGTTACTCACAATAGATGCTTCTGAAGCATCTATTAATCTTGATAGTTTAGATTGTCTAAACACACCATCAAATTTTTGAAGATCTGTTCTATCATATTCTAAAATAGTATTTCGAACAATAGATTCAATTTCAGTGGCAGTTCTTGTAGTTTCTTGTTCGTTATAATAAACAGTGACATCTAGTGCGATGTTTAGATATTCTGGATCAACGATCTCTGGAATAACAGAAACCACATTTCGTGATTGTAGAACCGATGAAACTACTGCAGCTTTTTGTACAGTAGTTAATTTAGTAGCATTCTTAGGTTTGACGCAGATAAATGTTTTACCATATACTGGAGGATTATTATCCTCGCCACCCCAACAAGCAACTGATTGTGCTTCTGGAACATTTGATAAAACTAATGCTTTATAATCATCTGGTGTAACTGCACGATTCTGTGCAGCATAAAATTTTGGAGCATTAAAACGAATACTATCAATCTCTTCTTTATCTGCACCATTTGCAGCTGGAGAAGTTGTAGTGATTTGAATTGTAGATCCAGTGATTAGAGTCGCACCATTATAAGTGAAAGTTCTTGCACCATTTGGTAGATCTTTACTTGATACAAAGTAGTCTAGATGTACCACATTTCCGCTTTCTAAAGCACGACCAATATTACCGTCACCAAATACAATTTCATAAAGACCATCATCGATCTCTTTAACCCAATAGAGTTTTGTTTCTGGAGTAGCTGTAACAATAGTTTCTGAACGAGTAAATGTTTCATAAACAGATGATGATGCATTTTCTTGAACAGAAATTCTTAATGTGTTTAAATCAACATCAGCATTTGGAATAATATATCTCTGTCCAGTTTGAACAGCGATCTTATTTGAAATTGGAGTACCTTCAGTTAATTCTACACCAGTATATGTGTATGATGTACCAGAACGAACTGTGGTTAAAGATCCAGTATTATAGAAAGTGTATTGAACACCATCAACAGTTGTTAAAAAT